GGTGGTGGTGTTATTGATTTAAAAAATACAGGTTCTCAATCAGAACTTAGAATGTATTGTGAATCAGCAAACGCACATTATGCTGCATTAAAAGCTCCACCACATTCAGCATTTTCTGGAAATATATCTTTAGTAATGCCTGCATCTGCAGATACATTAGCAGGTATTGCAGCAACACAAACTTTTACAAATAAAACATTTGGAGATAAAGTAGACTTTGATGATGATGTTTGTGTATCAGGTAATACAGTATTAGTTGGTAATTTAGCAGTAGGTGGTACAGCAACTGTAGGTGGTACAGTATCAGTTGGTGGTGCTGTTAATTTATTATCTACAGCTACAGTAAGTGGAGCAGCAGGTTTCTTAGGCACAGTTAGAGTTAGTGGTAATACTACAGTTGGTGGTACATTAGATGTTGCAGGAAATACTTCATTAGGAGGTACTGCTAAGATAACAGGAGCAACAACTATAACAGGTAATTCTGGTTTCTTAGGAACAGTAAGAGTATCAGGTAATACTTCATTAGAAGGACAATTACAATTAACTAAAAGTGCAGCAGC